ACCAAAACAATCTGCCATAAATTCATCATAATTATAAGTTATCACGTTTCACCTCTCAGAGCGGATACATATAGATCGCGCATAATGTGTTTCAATTTATTTTTATCCACATCGATTTCATAGTTATCAATATAGTTTGTTAAAAGAGACATGGTATCTTCTGTTGTGTCAATGTCGCCATTCTCTTCAAATTCAAAATCCGTATCATCTACAATAGACAAATCAGCAACGCCTGATTTATATAGATCATCAATAAAAATATCAAATTTTAATTGATCTGATTTGTTTACGACAATAAGTTTTACATACTTGTCTTTCAAATCTTCTGGATATATCATAGACTTCGAGTCGTCATACCAGATTTTGCGAAACATATTAAAAGGATTTGTGATAAAATTCAAACCATTATCATCTGTGTCTAAAATATGAAAACCTTTTGTATCGTTACAATCGTTCCAAAACATTTCGTATGGAGAACCCAAATAATGAATTGCACCCTGACTCGATTTTGTATGAAAGTGTCCTGAACAAACAAGGTCAAACTTTTCAAAAAGTTTCATGTCCATACCACTCTCACATTTGATGCCACGCATCATTTCAAAACCATTCAACTCTAAATGGCCGAGCGCAACCTTTGCCTTGGACTTCTTTATATGTTTTACTGTGTCGGTCTGATTTTCAGAGTTTATCCAAGGAACAAAACAAATATCAGTACCACCGATATTAAGAGTAGTCGCTTCTGTATAAGTTTTGAAACTATCTCCGAAAAGTTGTTCCATAGAGTTAATACGGTTTGTGTTTTTATAATACACATCGTGATTACCAATAATAAAATAAGTGTCATATTTTTTCATCTTTTCGATAAATCCAGACTTTAACCCGTCCAGAATATTGTAGTTGATAAACTTCCGCCTATCAGTAACATCGCCGAGATGAATAATAGTATCAATATTATTTTCTTCGAGATAAGGAAAAAAGACTTCATCATAAAACCTCATAAAATATTCGTGGAACAACAAAGAGTCACCACGCGCACCGAAATGGGTGTCCGTAATCAAAGCAATTTTCATAAGGTTTTATTTTCCTTTGCGATCTTTGCCTCTTTTTGATCTCTTTTCTCTTTGGCCTTTTCTTTTTTCTTCCTTTGATTTTCCTCAAAGTCTACTAAAAAATCATCCATATTACCTTGAATAAATTCTAAAAAATTATTCTTGACCGGTGAACCATTGGGGCCTTGCATAATCTCATCTATCAATTCTTGATTCTCCATGGCCTTATATTTTACATAAGTTTGTTTCTTTTCTTTTTGAATTCTGCGAATAAACGCATAATAAATAATTTGGGTAAAATATGCGAATGGATTGCTCGACTTTTCTGGATTAAAATTGTCTATATACAAAAGACAGTTTTCTATGCCATCGGATATCATTTCTTCTTTATATGTGTAGTTGATAAAATTAGGTTTGTAGGATAGATGTTGGGCTATCTTCATAATGCATTCTCCAATGTAATTGGGAACCCGCGGCCTTTCTCCATCTTCACCCTTTGATTTTTCAACACTTTCTTTATACTCAACCATCGCGACCAACAATTTTTTGTTGTCAACATAATGGTGTCTAACTCTTTTTGCCATAACAATTCCTTAAATATTTTATTACTTTCATAATACCACAGATACCAAAATTTGTCAACACCTTTGCAGAAATAAATTCTTCAGAAAACGTCTTGACGAATCATTTGAGGTATGTTAGCATGGCTATGTTGAGCCTTAAAGAATATCTTAATGATATGTCTTACTGGTATTCAACATGTCCATATAATCTTCCAGAGTGTATTCTTCGCGGTCTGGCTCTTTGACTGGATTTTTTATTTTAGTAAAGGCGTCATCCGATTCAATTACAGCGCGTCTTTCTAAAATATATTCATAGTGTTCTTTCAATTCAATACTAGGATTATTTACAGTTATTATATTAAACGTATCAATAACTGTCGTGTTGCTATCACAGAATTGCAGCCAATCCACCAAAGTTGAATTGAAATCACCAGACTGAGGATTCATAAAAGATTTAATTTCGTATGGATCTTGCAACAGAATTTCTTCTTGATTTTCCTTATTTGTATCAATAGGTACAACCTTGCATATCAAAACCTCTTTTGTAGTAAGTCTAACAATTTTGCATTCTTGCATTTATTTTCCTATCCATATAAGTTAATTTCGTGTATTTTAAATGAAAATTTTTCTTCGTTGTAAATATTTATGCGTTCATAGAAATGTCTAACCGCAAAATTCATATAGGTTTTGTGTCGTAAGTCATCGGCAATGTCGTATAGTACGGCCGAAGTTTTATTATTTCCTTTTCTTAACCCTCTACCGATAGACTGCAAATTTCTAATGCGTGACTTAGATGGAGATGTAAAAACTACATTATGTAGGTTCCTTATATTTATGCCTGTTGAAAAGGTTCCATATGATGCAACAATAATTGCATCATCTTCCATTTCTGTTGTGGCCCTGATTTGTTCTCTAGTATCAGCGTCCACATTTCCTGACACAAAAAATACTTTTCGTTCACCAATGACAGAATCAGATATTAGTTTATGTAGTGGGACTCCATGTTTTTCGACAAAGTTATATAATACAAGTGTATTGCCTTTTAAATCTAATGTCAAATTTTTTATAAATTCATTTCTGCGCGGATTCGTTACAATCCATTCAACCTCATCAGAATATTTCATTTTACGAATTTCTTTACAATTTTCTGTGGGGTATTTGAGAACAATGGCCTGTATTTTGAAATCCGCAAGTGTTTTATTATCTATTAGTTTTCTTGTAGATGTTACTTGCAATGCTTCGCCAAACATTCCTGTCAAAACAAGTTTATGAGTTTTTGTCCCATCGAGAGTTCCGGTAGTTCCGAATCGAAACCTACAGGTTGTTAATTTGTCCATAATTTTATTGAGACTATTGGCCTTGAACAGGTGACATTCATCGCCTATGACTACTCCAAACTGATCCCAATAATCTCTCGGCATTTTATATATGGATTGCCAAGTGGATATTATAACTTTTTTGTCTGTGTGTTTATCTATCCCAGCCGAGATTTTATGACAATATTTTTCCACATCCCAGCCATAATCCTTAAAGTCACCGTACATCTGTTGAACTAATGATACGGTTGGGACGATAATTAAAATCTTTTTACCTTTTACTTCGGGGTGCATATTGTAAAACCTTATCAAAGTATAGATCATCAAAGATTTTCCAGATGCGGTAGGTGATATCAAAAGTGTGCGATTTGTTTTGATTGCATGATATATCGCATCAAGTTGATAATCTCTATATTCAATTTTATTTCCCTGACTATGGGGATTTATGTGTTTGGCCAGTGCCCTCAAATCGTCCGGTGTAAATCCTTTATCCCTTACATCTTCTTCATATACAATCTCATAGTTGTTTTTTTCGCAAAAATGTTTGACTTGCGGTATCAACCCCATATACAATTTGCAGTTGAGTGGATTAAATAAACGTATTTTACCATCCCATATTTTATTTTTAAATGTGGGCATAAACTCAGCGCCAGGCACCTTGAATGTGAAATAGTCCACTAATTCTTTCAACATGTACATTTCGGGTGAGTCTATCTGGGCATATACTTCGTTTAATTTACTTATGTAAAATTTACTCATTAGTTACCTTCGAGCCATTTTTTCCAATCAATATAATTTTTGACTGTCCATTTTTTTTGATCGATCAATATATCCAAAGTTTTGTCGATAAGTGTTATTATTTGTTTAAGGAGAAGTAACTGCTTTTTGGATTTTATCATTTCATCGTCATCATCAACCCAAATATTCAAATCTGCCTTTAGTATCTTTGTCCCTTCTATCTCCCAACCCTTTGATAGAATTTCATCTTCAGACATTTTTCCAGTATAGTATTTTGTTTTAGATGCTAGTAGTTGTTTATATCCCAACTCTAAAAATTGATATTTTGTTTGATATATCTGTTGATGAGTCATCCATTTACCAATCAAATTTTGATTGTGTACTAACTCGTCCTGCAATTTTAAAAAATCTATTTTTATATCCTGCTCGGCCTCTTGGAGCATTTCGGATAATTTTACCGAATATTTTTCTTCCATAATGTTCTTTCAAATAGTTATAATATTAAGAGGTGTATGATTCTATCGTATATGTTCTATACATAAAATCTGCGGTCGCCACAGGCGCTTCCGAAGTCGTATCGCTTGCAGTTAATGGGATGTCTCCAACAGCAATAGGAAATGCGTCTTTAAATGTCACTTTTAGTATCGGTGTTGATTGATTATTGTATATAATCAAAATCATATCGCTGCGCGCCTGCCCCCCACTCAATCGTTTTGCTGCCGGAATATTACCATATTGTTGAAAATTGTCTGGAAATCCAAGACTTGTCATCCAATCAAAAATCTCTAACCAATTTTTCAATTCTTCGTCTACTAAAAAAGAAACTCCTAGTACAGAATATGTAAGTTTATCGCCTGGCTCTGGAATACGAACAAATGGAGTTTCAGCACCGGCCTCACCAAGAGTAACGCCAGGAATTGAAACCGATTGCACATATTCAGTGAGTTTCGGACACATGTTTATTGAAAAGTTGAATGTCTGTGTATTCAACAAATTAACATTATCGGTATTTAAATCCACTAAAACAACTCCCCTTTGTTACTACTATTTAGTCATAAAAAAAGGGGGGATATAAAATCCCCCCACATTCTGCTTTTTATTATTATTGTTCTTATTCGGCAGAGTTAATGTTGTCAACTCTAAAGATACGATAATACTGGTTGGCACGAGCACCACCAGCGAATGGGTTTGCAACCATGCCGTAGCGGGTTTTGAAACCGATTTTTGGTTGGAAAGTATTCTCACCAACGGCGCGAACCATTTGCATTGGAACGTATGGGCAGTAGAAGTAACCCGCATCATATGGGGAATTTCCTCTATAACCGACCATTGCGAAGTCATATTGTCCAGCACCTGCGGGCGAGAAATATGGGTCGATATATACTTTCATGCGTTTGTTGAGTACACCGGCGAAAGTCTGGCCTGTGTCGTCTACTTGCAATGCAGTATCCATTTGTGGGTTGTAGTCCAGAAGTCCAGCCATTGCAAGTGCAGAAGCGACATCAGAAGAACAAACAATAGTGTTTGCTTTTCCACGGCGGGTTTCTTTTGCAATAATGTTTGCTTCACGTTCTACATGGAACATAAGTCCTTTGAAGTTTTCAACACTCCAACGGCCGTCTGCATCAGCTGCAACATCAAAAATACCTTTGTTGGTCATTTGTGATTGCGCGCCAAGTTTCGCTTGTGCATACAGTGTACGCAGAACTTCGCGGTTGATTTCAGCAGTAATTTCAGTCGAAAGAATTGTTGACAATTCTGCCTCTGCGTCGAGACCGTGGACTGCTTTCAAGTCTTGTGAAAGTTCCATTGTGTATTCTGCTTTCAGTGCGCGAGTTTTCGCAACGACTGATACGCGATCAATGCTGAATGCCATTTGGTTGAAGTGACCATCAGAAGTCATTGCAGAACCGTCACCCAACTTTTCGGCTTCGGCTGTCGAGCCTGGGCCACCAGTTGCATATGTTGAACCTGTCTCATCCAATGCGCCAGAAGCAATAGCTGCGCCTGCAAATGGATCTGTTCCTGCATGTGCTACAGCATCATCACCAGAAAACGCTGTATCTGCTTCGTTAAACAGTGCTTCTGGATTACCAGCTACATCTGCTTGTCCGTTATAACGCGATTTCATTGCGAAGATAAGACCAGTTGGGCCTGTCATTGGCTGTACGCCGACAAGATCGTATGCCATAAGATTTGGCATAGAACGACGAATCATAGAAATGATTACGGGGTCGGAATATTTAAGGGCACCACCATCAGGCGCTGTTGGCGCTATGTTTGCTGGGCCTTCGTTCAAAGACTGCATAGTTACATTACTGTTTCCAAGCTGTGCTTCTTGTCTGGTTGCATTCTCTGTGTTTTCTAGAAGAATGGCAGTTACGCCTTTTCTATATGAATCCGTGATTGCGACTTGATCAGGGTGGTCAAGAACTGGCTTCCACTTCTCTTTCAACATTTGAATGTTATTTTGATTAAAGTCGTGCATTTTTTTCTCCTTAGTAGATTTTAATTTTTTGACTATCTTGTTTATTTATAAAAATTTAATCTTTCGGCTTGCTTAACGCTTGTGCGTAAACATCCATAATAGATTTGGTTTTATTTTCTTCTTGAACCACTGGTGAATCCTCTACCGCTGTTTCATTTGCCTCTTCTGAGAGTACAACACTTTCGACGATAGATTCTGATGGAAAATAATTATCTTTGATCAATGTAATCTTATTCATCATATCTTCCTGATTGGTATATTCAAGGCCTTCACTCAAAGAACGTACTTTTTCGGTTTGTGAAATTGTAAGTTCTTCGGTCACATCTTTCAAGATGATTTCTCTTTCCAACTCTTCAATAATGTTTGACAGTTGGATATTCGTTTCAAACTGTTCGTTCAATTTTGCTTCTTTTTCTTCCAAATCCGCTAAGGCTTCACCGTAAAGATTTACCTTTTCTTCTGGTACGTCGATATAGTTTTCTTCGAAAACTTCTTTCAGTCCAGACATAAACGATTCCATGATTTCCACTTTAAGTCCACTTTCAATTGCAATTTGATTTTCTTTTACGAATTCTTTTGCAACATAAGAAAGATATTCATCAACTTTTTCCGACAATTCTTGACGAATGTCAGTCACGTTTTCCTGAAGTTCTTCTTCATAGTCAACATAAATTTCTTCTAATTTCTCATTAACTTTTTCGACTACCGCAGCTTCGAAAATAGTTGAAACTTGGTTTTGGAACTCTTCTGTGAGTTCTTGACCTTGCAACATTGCATCAACATGTTCTTGTACGTTGATATCTTCTGCCTCGACTCTATACTGAGCTGACATTTTTTGTACTTTAGTTTCTTCTTCGATGTGGTCGTCTTCATCATCTTCAATTTCTTGCTCATCGTCAAGATCCAGATCAACATCAGTATCTTCTTCGAGAGTTTCCTCTTCAACAGATTCGATTTCTGAATCTGTGTCAGTTTCCGCTTCCAACTCTTCGTCGGTTACGATTGATTCATCAAGTTCGATTTCAATATCTGTTACTACGTCATCTGAAACAACTTCTTGGTTCTCTAAGTCTTTGCTCATTTTGTTTTACTCCTATAGGATTTAATTTATATTTATTTATAATATTTACAATTTTGACATGAAATTTTTGAAAAGTTTTATTTTCGTTTCCATAAGTTCTTTCGATGGGGCTTCAACCATAGTCTTATGCATATCAGATATGTCACGTTCGACCACTGCGCCGTTACTCCAAACCCATTCTTTTCCTTCCATAATGCCATTCACAAACGCATCTGGTGCGCTTGGGTCTGCAACAATATCGGCCGCTGTTGCAAGATAAAAATCATCCTGCACAACATTTTTACCACCGGACTGTTTTACGCTCCCCATACCTCTAGAAGAAACACCGAGCGATGCACCCTCTTTTATTAGGTTTGACACAATAGCTCCATATGGAGTTTCTTTCATTATTTTTGCTTTCCCTACATAATTATTTCCCTCTTTTTTAAGAGATTTAATCATATGGGAAACACGTTCTAAATTAATAGCCGGACCATCTGGATGACCTAATTCACCAAAGGCCCTGTTTTTGTCGATATATTTTTCAGTATATCTACGAACTTCTTTATCCATTATCTCGGCCGGATATTCCCGTCCATTTCTATTTTTGATATTGGACTGTAAAAATACACCCTCGATAAAAAGATTTTCACCTTTAGATTCTACCAGAATTTCTTCAACTATTTCTGTGATAAGTCTCATAGTCCTGTCCTCTTATTCATCGATCTTTTTCTTTTCATATTAGAAATGTTCATTCTACCTTTTCTTTTACGCGCAGATCTTGTATTTCTAATACTCATTTTCTTGGCATCGACCGGATTAATTCTAACTTCTCTTTTACCAACTACCTTATAACCCGCACGACTACTTTTGAATTTAATTTTACGAGCACCGCCACGGATAACTTTTGTCCGTTTAACTGCCTCTGCGATTTCTTCATCAGTCGCGTTTTGAAATTCTTCAAATGATAACATTTTTAATTCCTTTTTTTAATCTTCGTCAGAATACTCGTCATACTCTGCTTCTGGTTGTACTGTGTCGGCGGGTTCAACTTCAGCCTCATCATCTTCTAAATCGAGATCATCTGACGGGTCTGGTTCTTGAAAGAGAGTTTGTCCGTACTCCTGTTTAAGATCGTCGATCTCGTCAGATATTTTTTGTTTCAAAATATCGTGTATTTGATTTTGTGCTTCTATGCCCTGACCCATCACTGCATTGTCTACTATATCAAGATATTTATTATTTATATTATCTTCGGTCATTATTATTCCTCTTCTTCCACATTTTTAAAGATTTTGTCTTTTTGTTCTTCGTCAATTTCTTTTCTCATTTGTGCAATTTCCTCGTCGCTGAACTTCAGCAAGTTGCGCTGCACCCATTTGTGGGAATAGTATTTTCCCATATAATCAGTCATATTAGACAATAAATCAATTCTATCTCTGATCATTTCCGTATTTTTAATTTCAGAATAGTAAGAATCTTGTGTGAAATCAAAAATCAATTTTTGTGAAATAACTTCCCATTCATCAGGTGTCACAATCCCTTTTAACAAAACCTGAGTTTTTAGTAAGTCCAAAAATAATTCGCTAAACTGATTTCTAAGTCTTACGATAAATCTATTAAATTTGTATTCATCTCTATTTATCTCTTGCGCTCGGCCGATGGCAATCGAGGCTTCTGGCTCAAGTCTTGAAATAGGAACATTTAATGATTTATATAATTTTTTCTGAAAATATACAACATCGTCCATCTCGCCTAAATTTGATCCGCCAGGCAATGTTTCTATTTCTGTACCCCTGCCGCCTTCACGTCTTGGAAACCAAAAATCTTCTAACATAGACATATGCCGTCTATCATCTTTGACTTCGCCTGTGTTGGCATCATATGCGACTTTATTTTTATATCGATTCATAATGTCTGCAATATATTGTTCGGCCTTGAGTTTTGGGAGATTTCCAACATCAATATAAAACACTCTCCGCTCAGGTGCGCGTGTCCATCTGTATATCACAACAGAATCTTCTACCATTTTAAGTTGATTTAGGGCCTTGATTGCTTTATGCAAATGTCCGATAACATGATTTCTTCTGTTATCTTTTAAACCAGATGCTACATGTGCAATTGCATCTGTGGTTATGGGAATACCAGATGTTTTGTCTCCCAGCTTCAACCCCTTTTCGTTGTAGATATAGTATTCTTTTACAGATTTTACAAGCTTACCTTGTGTTTTTTGATCTTTTTCAATCTGTTTTACTTTTTTGATGCAACGGGGGTCAATTTTTCTTAGTTCTTTTATACCTTCTTTTGACTTTTTTTCGTCTATTATAATATGATAGAAAATTCTACCATCTATATACCAACTTCTAAAAATGTCATATCCATTTCTATTGAAATTCAATAGAGCGAGAACATTTTCAAATTCTTCGACTAATTTTTTATTTACTGCATCTGATTGGTCGATATTTTTTGTTAGTAGTTTTACGGGATTTTCGTCCGCCTCGTTTACGATTGCTTCTGATACAATATCATCTATCGCAACTTCTACTTCTGGATAGATAGACATATCTCTATATCGGTCTATTAATTCTGAGTCGCTCTTTGCAGTATTTTCGAGATTTAGTGTTTGATTATAAAAATTGCTGGAAACAGTCAAAGAACCGTCATCAGTCATGCTCTGGGGAGGCACAAACGATTTCAGTTCTTTGGTCTGTTCATCAGTTTTTAAAAGGGTAAACCCAAATAATTTCACTTCCATTATGTATTCCGATCACAGTAATTTAATTAGTTACTTGGCCAGCGTGATGCCAATAGTCATATGCAAAAGTAACAGTAAATTCTTCAATAGTGTCGTTATTTTCCCAACCAAGCTCAATAGATGATATTTCAGTTGGAAACATACCGAAAAATTGATACGATGCAGCGACATCGGGGGATTCCGATGAAGGCCCACTTTTCTTGAGATGTTCTACGGTCGCATCTGCCTTATAAGATTGAAGAGTGGCTGCCTCTGCTATGTTATCATTGTGCGAATTGATCTTACTCATCCATTTTTCCATATCGTTTCTGATTGAAAATGTTTCAGTGTTCATAATGGTTACAGTCCAAGGTTCGAAAGTTCTATTTCCGGCAACTCTTACTTGTCTGCCAAAATATGGAACGTCGATTGCAGTAACCGTGGCAGATGGAATCTGCGCTGATTTAATCAAGAATGAACCTTGTCCCAGCATCTGTCCACCCAACGCGGAAGGTAAATTGATCCTCGCCCGAAATAAATTCGGGCGGGCACCACCATCACCAAAGTTTGATTTGAATTGTTCTATGTTGAATGCCATTTTTTATCTCCTATTTTATCTATTTATGTTTAAACCGCGCCAACGATTTCATTAAAATCAACACCTGTGCGTACTGCAACAAAGTTGAGTTGAACAAAGTTGATAGATTTCGCAGGCTGGATAAAAATGTCACCGATGAATTCGTTTCTATCAATAACTTCACCTGTATTATTGGTGTCGTCACAGACAACCTTAAAGTCATAGATACCTCTGCGACCTTTAACATCTCTAAGGAAAGGTTCGATCAAAGAGGTAAATTGTGCTCTTGTAAATTCATCGTTGAATTCAAACAATGTGAATTTCGCGGCAGTCGCAATAGATTTTTCGAGGACGATAAACAACCTTCTAACATTAATTCTGCTAAACGCTGATGGTTTCATTGTAAAGGTCTTGTCACCGAACAATACTGTTCCCTGTCCAGTGAAATTAACAATCGGATTGATAGCAGACTTATAAAGATTGTCTCTATCCGATTTTCCTTGAGATTGCATTGTTTTTACAACACCTCTTACTACACCACGATTAAACCCTGCTGGAGAGAACCATGCATCACGTTCATTTTCACTTCTGATCATCAATCCAGCGGTATCACCGTTGAATGGAATGTATCTATATGTGTCATTATATTTGTCAGTGACATATTTGTAGTTGGAGTCTGCAAAGGCATAGTTACTTTTTCTGACTAAATCAAAAAATGCAAGTTGTGCGGCAACATTCATATTATCTCTGTCTGTCGCAACATCAACTTCTCTTGGAGAAATACATGCAATTGTGTCTTTTCTGGCTTCGGCAATATCAATCAATTTGTTGACAGCACCTCTAGCAGAAGTTAAGTCACCTACATCGGCAATTTCACCCTGCATTAAGAAACCAATATCAACAGTTTCGTTATCGGCAAAGTGTGCCAAACCACCCTCAAATTGAGTTGCAGTTGGTGTAACACCAATTTGTCCACCGCCGAATGGGCGAGCAATAAAAGTTTCTACACCATCGGTATTACCACCATCGCTCAATTTAGAAAAAGAAACTTTCTTATTGGTTGCAGATGTTACAATATTTCCGCCCCAATCGACACCGGCTGGGTGATTGGTAATGAAAACATATGAGGAACGTCTGTTGATTTCTGAAACATAATAAATACTTTTACCAGCACTTGTTTTACCATTTGCCGCTTTTGAAAGTCCTTCAATTGATTCGACAACTCTTTCTATACCAGTTGAGTTATCTGTGACAACTAAAGAAATACCCTGTGTAATTTTCTCGCCTGTAGTTGCAGTGTTCGCCGCCTCAGATGGATCTTCAGTTAAATCGTCTGCTCTAGGTTTACCAGAAAGTGCATTAGCCGCAGTCGGATTTGATGCCAACAGACTATCATACGAACTTTCATCGACAAGATATACTTTAAGGTCATTGCCCCAAGCACCCGCATTTCTTGCGGCAAATTCAACACCATTGAATGCTGTATTAGCAAAACCGAAATTATTTTCGAAGTCATTTTGATTCTTAATAAGAAGACTTGCTGCATTGAAAGCGAATTGATTTGTCGCCGCATTTCTAATTGTTGCTACAATAGGTGCGCTCCCTGCTGGTGCAGTTGTAAACTCAATTCTTGTGTTGTTTTCTTGTAGAGTAAAATCTGTTCCTTGTGTAACGGCAGCCCCACCAACAGTAACAGTTAATGTCTGTCCTGATGTGAAGTTAGGTGCTGGTGTCAATGGGAAAGATTTTCTTGCCGGAATTACCACGTTGATTGTTTCGCCAGTTTCTGGGAAGTTTGATACGAAAGTGATCAATGCACTATTAGCGGATATTGTGAATTCAGTACGCGCATAATCGCTAGCCACTGGTGACATGACTGCCGCAGTAACCCCAGCGGCACCAGAACCAGCAGCTGCTGCAGCACCGATTGTTGTACTCATTGTAAACGAAGTTTGTTGCGCGATGTCGATTTGAACCACATCTCTTCCGGTTTCTGCATATGGCAAAACTGAGCCTGCAATTCCAATAGCACTAGTTAGTTCATGTTGTGCTACCGACACGGTCGTGGGCATGAAAAACATTCTGTTAAGAACAGCGGCTGTCACTGTTCCCACTGCCAAAGTCACTGTCGTTCCAGAAGGAGCTGCATCTGTACCAAAGTTGAATTCGGTCGACAATGTGATGTCATCACCGCTTATAGTTGCAACAAAATATTCAGTGTACTGAGTCAATCCACTATCCGTGGCAGTTGATAGAACTACCTTGTCACCTTTTGAGAAACCGTGTCCTGCTGTGAGAGTGATAGTGTCTGTTGCAGTGTCAACGCCTGTAGTTGCGTTAAATTCACCACGATACTTTTCAAAATAATGGCCATGCGAAGTGCCGCCAGATGGATTTGCTGCACTATCTGCGGCATTTGCATCTGATTGTCTTGTATACAACGGTGAGAAAAATCCGCCAGTTGTAAATGCATCGCCGGTTCCATCACCTTTGAATGCTTTGTTGGCTGCGGCATGTATATACCACGGACCAGTGCTAGAATATACTGCAAGTGGGTTTGCTAATACGATTTTACCTTTACCGCCGTTTGTAGATGAATCGATGCTCCAACGCGATGCTGGAACAACACCACCAGAGGCCTCACCTACACCCCTAACCGAAACGGTCACATCGCTCGAAGTTAGGTTTCTTAAATTTACATCGCCGGAAGCTTCTGCTCCGACTGCAACTAGGGTTGTTGTACCAGTTGCAAAACGTGGATGTAAGTAAACTTGTGCGGCCGATGTATTTGTCGCACCTACGCCTAGATCAATAGAAGTAATACCGGCGTTATTGCCAACCGGAAAAGTTCCGCTCTGTGCAGAAGAACCATAAATAACTTCAGTTGCCCCCGCTGCGCCAGTGGCGTTTTGCGTGCTAAAAACGCCTATGTTTAGCGAGACAGTACCGGATAGGGCGTTTCTTGCTCTATTCGCAACTACTTCTGCATCGCTATTGTTTACGACTCGTACCAACTTCAGGGCATTAGAGTATGCCAGAAAGTTTGAAGCAGTAAACCAAGTTTTGTAATTTTGATCTGTTGGCTCACCGAAAACGATTCTCAGTTCTTCTTCACTAGATATTTCTACAATCTCCCCAACGGGGCCTTTTGAGAATTGACCAACCATAGCACCAATATTGGTAACTAATGCGGGCACACTCGTAGATGCATCTATTTCAGAAATGTTTACGCCAGGACTTACTTGGAATGCCATTTTTTATCTCCTTTGATTTGATATAATAAGTTATTTTTATTTATTTATAAAAACACCGAACTCAGTATAAATACACCCTGTCAGTCGCTTACCGTCCATAGATCGCCATCGGCGTCTACAAATGATTCTCCGCCGATACCATTAGAAATAAATCCAAATGGTAGCATATTCTCTTCTAGGTGTCTCATTCTTTCTTCATAAATTTCGTTTCTGGTATCTATATCACACATGCTTTTAAAATAAGGGTCAGTGGACATCCACGAAAATAATACTAACGTGTCCACTAAATCGTCCGTTCGACCTTTCTCTGCTTCATATTTAGGTCCTTTCGAAATAAAAGTTGTCAATTCATTGATTGTTTCAAAATCTCGAATCAATAATTTATCTTCTTCGATCAAACTTTTCATATTCATACAACCAATTTTTTTGGTTGCTTTAGTAGTTCTAATTCCTAATGTTACACTTTTTCCACCAAAACCCGAACTTATAGTTTGTCCCTTTCTGGTATCGCTCGATATACTTATTAAATTGGTATTTTCCAAGTCGTGATATAATATATCACTTACCTGTTGGCCAACGTCATTTATTTCGACTAGTATCAAAGAATCGTTATACAACGTCCCAACTCTATTGATAAGATTTGGATATACCATAGGTGGAATTTCATTCGACCGATAAGTGGCCACTTGTCTGTAAGGCATTTTTGTACAATCAAAAATAGAGAATGCAGAAAAATCTTGGCCTTGCCCTCTTGATACATCGACTGTTGTTATATAGATGTGACCTTCTTTAGGTTGCTCGTATATTTTTAAAGAACCATCTTCTAAAATTTGTCTAGGATTTCTATACGCCATGTTTTTTAATTTTGTTACATTTATTAGAGTATTAGTGCTTCCCAAAAATTCCGTATCAAATTCTTGTCTAAACTGCTCGGCGCTTGTATTTTTTATAGTTGTTTGTTTCCATTTTTCATCACGCCCCGGCACTTCGCTCCAATGGACAGAAATTGGATTATAACTGTTTCTACCCTCTTCTGAGTCTACCCACAATTTATAAAAATGATTCATACCGGCAGGAGTCGATACAATGATAACTTTTGTAGATGTACCTGATGAAATTGTGGGGTAAACAGAATTGAAAAACTCTTCTGCCATTTCATTTGGAACAAATGCAAACTCGTCCAGAAACAAAATGTTATACGAACCACCACGAATAGCGCTAGAAGATGTTGCCGCAGCCATAACCTTGGCACCATTTTCTAATTCTATGTTACCCTTATTCCATGTTACGACCCCTTGCTGTAACCACTTGGGTAAATGTTCATATGCCATTTGCAGTCTACTCAACAACTCTCGCGCAGTTGCAAGTTTGTTTGCGAGTAATGCAACCGAAACATCTTTGTTGAAAAGTATATAGTGTAGAAAATATGCAATACAGGTGATAGATTTACCGGACTGTCTACCAATTTTTGCAATAGTAAAACGATTATTTGTAAATGAACGAATCATTTTTTCTTGAAATGGATATAAGTCAAAATTTACAAGTCCGGTATCAACATTAACAATTTTCATATAAGTTTTGACAAAATATACAGGATCTTCCATACACCGAACATATTCCTGCGCCTGTTCTTCAGTCCAGCCAATCTCAACCCCTGACGATTTTAGATTGGGATTGTTTAGATATATTTCGCTCATTTTTTAGATTCTTTTCTGTTTTTTCCCTTTAGGGTTTCCAACAGGTCATTCGTATTACCGACAAAAACTGCATTATTTACCACTTTAGACGGTTTTCCACCATCTTTTGTATTTTCTATTTTATTCATTGTTATTTGTAATTCTATTAGGTCTTTTGTTAGATCCGCCGTCGTTTTCAATAGTTGTCCAGTAACCTCATATGCTCGCGGATGTTCGCTTTCTTTGGCTAATTGCAATAAATTTTGCAGAGCGTCTTGGCCCTGTGAAACTAAATCTTTTAACGTGTCGCGATGATCATTGTAGTCATTGACTAGATCTTGATCTCTTTGTTCAGAAATGTTAAACTCTTGTAAATTAGTCTCTTGTCTTTTTGCGATGCTCTTAGATTTTTCTTCAATTTTGTTTTCTATGTCTAAAAATCCACTCAATTTGTCATTCAAACTTTCTCTCATTATTCATCTCCAAATTCTTCATCAAAAGTATTGATAAAACTAAAATTTTCTGTTTTTAGTGCATCCGCCGGATCGGTTGTGATTGTATTTTTCGTAAACTGTTCATCTGTATCTAATTTTTTAGTATTTGTTATTGCGGTTCTGATCAATTTTTGTTCTCTCGGCAGTCCGTATAAAGTACCGGCCATAGTGAATCCTAATGTCCATATCAACGAACGCCTAGAAAGAAAATCTCCTTCATATTCGTCTGCATAATCAACAGATTCTAATGTTAGTGGGGTATCCCTGACAATACCTAATTCTGTAGCCTCTTTAATTGGTATAACAAAAGATGGTGTAAAATATGGCAAAATTTGTTCGATAATTTGGGTTGCATCGTCTGCATTTTTAGTCATTACAGAAAGTTGAAATCCAATATCATATGGAACTGGTTGGTATACATGATTTTTTATATTTTCTGATGTAGTATTCTGTCTTGAAATTTTATTTGTCTTTGGCAATTTTCTCGATGGGTTGTACTGAAAACTGGAAATCTCGAAGCTCATTCTTGGCAAAGTGATTGCGGGTTCTCCGGCTGTAGTAACTTTGTTGATTCGTGATAAATATTTTTGAGATGGGCCATATGCTAACGGAACTCTAATAACCGATATAACTGTCCCAGCCGCGTTTGTTCTTTTGATATCGACATCATTAAACATAGATCCAAATGCAATTACATAATTTCTTATTGTGCTTCTATAAAAATAATCATTACCTAACATTAGTATTCCTCACTAAATGGATTGCCAGTGGTAAAATCTATGACACCATCGACAGTTGTAGTGTCTAGTGGAACTAATCCTGTATCGGAATCTGCAACATTGTCTATAGAATCGTCGGCAGCAACCGAAGATGATATAGTGAAATTGTTATCAATTTCGACAACCCCCGTACTTATATTTTCGTGACTATATACAAATAGTTCTGACGTTATCTTATAGACATAATTTTTTCCAAGTTGATAAAATGGTTGTTCATCTTCAACAAATTTAATTTCAAAAACTGCATCTGAGATTGGGTGGTATATAAGATCACCGACTAACGGTTTTAAACGACTTGTTATTTCTGTAAATCTGGAAACTGAACATATAGTAACTATCTGGTCTCTTATTTCCAATCCAAATTTTGACAGTAAATCTCCCTCGCCTTCAAACCCATCTGCGGTTTCAATATGCATTTCTACTGAATGCGTTTCTGAAAATTCGCTCAGTACATCTTCATTGAAAATCGTATCTTCCTTGACTATAGCCCTCGGAACATATATAAAATCTTGCCCGTGAATCTGAATAGACTCCACGACAAGATTTTCTAATAAATTTTGTTCGGGTGCGAAATTTATAGTATTGAAATATTGATTTACCGGCATTTTTTATCCAACCATAATATCCACAGGCAACTCATAATTCAGAGACATTTCTTCTTCTAATGCTGTTATTTCTTGTATAGCTTGATCCAAAATTGCACTACCATTAAAAGTAACCCCACCTGGCAGTGTCATACCTTCATATTTTGTGATATTTTCGCCCCATTGCCGCTTTATAAGTGCGGTTGCATATCTCTTGAGCCATCTATCGTTCCAAACGTCTGTATATGTATCTGGATCAATAACCCGCACCCCTTCGATAATAATATTTTCTCCGACTGTGAGGGCGGTCCCCCAATTTATATCTAGATGAAGTTTATTCATATGTCTGTTGAATCGGATAGGAACCCTACCAGAAATCATTTCGTTTACCATTTGAAGGTGATCTTGTGTGAGTTGATATGTCAACATTTCTTGACTTTGTAAATCATACACATCATTTAAAAATAATTGATACCTGATATCAAACATATTAGTACTGGAATTTGATGCCTGAAAAAGCGGTATAACTTGTTTGATACCAATAATATTGTTATTAATAGTTATATATTTGTTGTCTATATCTGTCTGCGTTATTTCGTGTGCCAAATATGTATCTTCTACCGCATCGAAATGGTAGTCTTGATAATATTCTAAAGCATCGTCAATTCTATCTTCTAATTGTTCATCTGCGACATTGATTTGTATTACCGGAGAACCAAGTTTTCTAAGACAATAATTTTTGAATTCAGTTCTTGTAGTTGCGGTGGCCATAAGTCATACCTCTTATTTTATATGACTATTTATAATTTAAAAGATTGTGTCTTATTATTTGATTTCTTGTAGTTTGTCCCTATTTGCCATATGTAGGTCTATCAAGTCATCTTTACTCTGTCCTTTATAGGGTACTGCATGAAAATTTTCTATCATAATGTATGATGCCATTTTTTCGGAATAATTGTTATTTTTATCTTTATACTCTATTATAAAATCCCCCAAAATTCTACCAAATTTACCTGTTTTATCTTTTTGAGTTTTGATTATTTGTGTAGATCCGACAGGCAAAAGATATTTCATAAATTCTTTTGCCTGTAACCCATATGATTTTTCAACCAAATCCTTTGTTCTTGATTCTGGGGTATCAATTCCCATAATACGAACACGCTCTTTGTGCATCCAAATACCAAAACCTAAATCTATGTCTACGTCTACTGTGTCGCCGTCAACAATTCGTAATATTTTACACCTATATTCGTACATTTTTCTATCCCTGTAATTCTGCTGTCGGAGGTGTAAAGTCTGCTGTATATCTCACAAGCCCTCTTGTGATCCGGTAATCTTGAATATACCCATTAATCCCACTATCGCTGAAAGATGACCCAGC